TGCTAACGGGCGCACGATCAATGCGACGATCATGGATCGCGGCGACGAGCGCATCATCGAAGGCCATGGCAGCGGCCCGCTCGACGCGTTCGTCGATGCGCTCCGGCGCGCTGGCATCGCCGATATCGCAGTGCTCGCCTATCACGAGCACGCGCTTGGTGCGGGATCCGATGCGCAGGCAGCTGCCTATGTCGAAACCGGGCTGCCGAACGGCAGGACGTTTTTTGGCGTTGGGATAGATCGGAACATCGTCAGGGCCTCCCTCCGAGCCCTCACCAGCATCGCCGGGCGTGCCCGCAATGCTTGATGGAAGGCGGCCTCTCCGGTGGTCGGACTAACATACGTGCCTTCCTCGGACCTGGCTTTCATAGGACTTTAGCCCTGCCAGAGTCTCATAGGCTTTGGGTCCTTCCGAGGGGAGCGGTCAAGGGACGGTCACGCCCGCGATCGGCGTATCGCTAGCGCGCGTTGATTTTAAAGGGGTTTCAAACTTATGCCCATCGTATCGCAGCGCGCATTTGCGCTGTACCTCGACGTGTCGCGCGAGACAGTCGGCGACTGGATTTCGAAGGGCGCGTTTCCGAAACAGGCTGACGGGAAGCTCGATCAGCAGCAGTGCATTCGTGCGCTCGTGAAGTGGCAGGCGGCGAGGCTCGCTGGCCGTCCTGGCGCTGCCGGCGGCCTCGATCTCTCAGCCGAGCGCGCCAAGCTCGCGCAGGAACAGACGCAGGCGGCGGCGATCAAGAACGCCCTGGCGCGCGGCGAACTCGTGCCTGTGCGTCTGATCGCAGAACTGGTCGAGGGCGACTATGCGGTCGTGCGCGAACGCCTGCAGACCATCCCTGGCAAGGCCGCTGATGCGCTGGTCGGCCTCTCGCGTGAAGAGATCGAGGACACGCTGGGGGATGAGATCAACGAGGCTCTGAATGAACTACATGATCCCGCCGCCCGACCCTGGCGCGGCGGCGCTGATCGAGGCGCTGCGCAAAGCGCGGCGGGTTTTGAAGCCGAGGCCGAGGATAAACCTGATCGCGTGGGCCGATCAGCATCGACAGGTGGCGGCGAAGACCTCGGCAAGCCCCGGCAGGTGGAAGACTAAGGCGCAGCCCTGCGCCTATGGGCCGATGGCGGCGCTCACCGAGCGCGACACGCACACGATCAGCGTGATGGCCGGCACGCAGATCATCAAGACCGAACTGCTCATCAACGTCGCCGGCTACTACATCCACCAAGACCCCTCGCCCATCCTGTTCGTGCAGCCGACGCAGGGCGCAGCGGAAGCTTTCAGCAAGGAACGCTTCGCGCCGACCATCGAGGCGACGAAGGCACTGCGCGATCTGGTCGAACCGCCGAAGTCGCGCGACAGCGAAAACACGATCACGCACAAGGCCTATCCCGGCGGCTCGCTCGATTTCGTCGGCGCCAACTCGCCGACCGATCTGGCCTCGCGCCCCAAGCGCATCGTGCTCGCCGACGAGATCGACAAGTACCCGCCGAGCGCCGGGTCCGAGGGCGACCCGCTCAAGCTCGCCGAGGAACGCGCCTCGACCTACATGGCCGTGGGCCGCGCCAAGTTCGTGCGCACGTGCTCGCCGACCGTCGAGGGCGTCTCGCGCATAGGGCGTGAGTACGCGGCGAGCGACCAGCGCAAGTTGTTCGTCGCCTGTGCGCACTGCGGCCATCAGCAGGCGCTGACCTGGGCGCATGTGCGCTGGGATCGCGACGAGGCCGGCGAGCATCTGCCCGACACGGCGGCGATAGCCTGCCAGGAATGCGGCGCGGTGTGGTCCGAGCAGGACCGCGTCGCCGCGCTCAACGCCCTGGAACGTGCGCCCGGCTACGGCTGGCGCCAGACGCGCGAATTCTCGTGCTGTGGTGAGGCGCAGACCCCCACCCGGTGGGATGACAGGGGCCGCTCGCTATGTCGGCTGTGCGGCCTTCCTGCGCCCTATGGCGGGCATGCCGGCTTCCATGTGTCGAAGCTCTACAGCAAGCGGCACCGCCTGCCCGAGATCGTGCGCGAGTTCCTTGAGGCGCAGGCCGATCAGGAACTGCTGCGCAAGTTCACGAACACGGCGCTGGCCGAACTGTGGAAGCCCCAGCACGCCGAGGTCTTCGACCGGCACAAGCTCCTGGCGCGCGCCGAGGTCTACGGCGGCGACGATCTGCCGGGTGAGGTGCGCGTGATCACCGGCTTCTGCGACGTGCAAGGTGATCGCCTGGAAGTGCAGTTGATCGGCTGGGGCAGCGACGAAGAGGCGTGGCCGTTTCAGTACACGATCATTCACTACGACCCGGCGCAGCCGCAGGCCTGGAAAGAACTCGACACGCTGTTGCGCGGTGAATTCCGCACGCGCACGAACCGCATGCTGCGCGTCGCCGCCTTCGGCATCGATACCGGCGGCCATCATGCGGCGCAGGTCTATTCGTTCTGTCGCGTGCGCAAGGGCCGGCGCATCTTCGCCTGCAAAGGCGCCGCCGGCCAGCGCCCGATCTGGCCGGGCCGCGCGTCGCGCGCGAAGTCGAACGATCCGGTCTACATCCTCGGCGTCGATATGGCGAAGGACGCGATCTATTCGCGCTTGCTGATCGATCCGCCAGAACCAGACTCTCGCAAGCCGGGCTTCATCCACTTTCCGGTGGCTGAGAACTTCGGGCCGGAATACTTCGAACAACTCAATGGCGAGCGGCGGCAGGTGCATAAGCGCATGGGCCAGCCGGTGACGCGTTGGGTGCAAATCCGCGAACGCAACGAAGCGCTCGACACGTTCGTCGGCGCGCTCGCCATGCGCAAGTCGCTGCCGCGCTACATCGAGGCGGGCTTGGAATATTCCACCCTGCCCCCGGCGCCGCAGCAAGAGACGCCGGCGCCGATCATCGACGATCCGCTGGCGCCGCCCGACATCGGGATCGCACTGCAGGGCACGCGCCCCGTCGCCGCGCCGCGTCATTCCGGCCTGCAGCGCGGGCCGTGGCTGCGCCAGCACGGCGGCTGGATGAAATAGGAGTGTTAGAGGATGGCCTTCACGCAAGCGCAGCTTGACGCAATCGAGGCTGGCATCGCGTCAGGTGTCACCACGGTTTCGTATGAAGGAAAGTCCACGTCGTTCCGCTCGCTCGACGAGATGTTGCGCGTGCGCAGCATCATCCGCATAGCACTCGGCCTTGCGCCGGCAAACGGCGCCACGGTGCTCACCGCACATGACCGTGGCTTCGGCGGGTAAGTCACGTGGCCAATCCCGTTGACGCGGTCATAAATTTCTTCACGCCGCAGCGCGGGCTTGCGCGCCAGCGTGCGCGTCTGGCGCTGCGCATCTATGAGGGCGCGACGCAATCGCGACGCACGTCGTCGTTCCGCCCCCGGCAATCCTCGGCCAATACCGAGATCAGCAGCGCGCTCAAACCGCTGCGCGACCGCGCGCGCGAACTCGTGCGCAACACGCCGCACGCCAAGCGCGCCATGGACATCATCGTGTCGCAGGCCATCGGCACGGGCTTGCGCCCGGTGCCGCGCACTGGCTCATCCGGCTTGAACAAGCGCGTGACCGAGTTGTGGAGGGCGTGGGAGAAGTCCTGCGATGTCGAGGGCCGCCTGTCGTTTCCGGCGATGCAGGCACTGGCGCTGCGCTCGATGATCGAAAGCGGCGAGATCGTCTGCCGCATGATCGACCAGAAGCCGGGCAACACATCCTCGCGCGTGCCGCTGCGGCTGCAATTGCTCGAAGCCGACTTCATCGACGAGTCACGCGACGGCTATTATCAGGGTAGCCCCGAAGAAGGCCTCACGCGCGACACCGAACGCTCGCGCCTTGGCGTTGGCCTCGGCGAATTCGACCGCCGCACCGGCCTGTGGCTGTGGCCGTGGCACCCCGGCGAATACACGACCTACACCGTGCAGTCGGCGCTCTCGAAATTCTATCCGAGCGACACCGTGCTGCATATGTTTTCGCAGGCGCGGCCCGGTCAGGTGCGCGGCGTATCGTGGTTCGCGCCCGTAATCATCACCGCGCAGGATTTGAGCGATTTTATCGACGCCGTGCGCGTCAAAGCGAAAGTCGAAGCATGTTTTGCGGCTTTTGTGACGAATTCCGACGAAACGTCGCCGCTGCTCGATCAGACCGCAGGCCTCGATAGCGGCTATTCGAGCGCGTCCAATCCCGACGCGCTGGTCACGACCCTTGAGCCGGGCATGATCAAGGAATTGCGGACCGGCCAGGATATCAAGTTCGCGCAACCGACGACGGCGACGCAGGTCGAGCCGATGCTGCTGTTCGGCCTGATGGCCTTCGCCGCCGGCCTGGGCATCACCTACGACCAGCTTTCGGGCGATCTCAGGCAAGCGAACTACTCTTCGCTGCGCGCCGGCAAGCTCGACTTCCGTGCGCTGGTCGAAGAACTGCAGCAGCACACGATCATTCCGCAGATGTGTCAGCCGATCTGGGATCGGTTTATCTCGCGCGGGATCATTGCCGGCGAATTGAAAGAGCGCGCCAAGGGCTATCAGTGCGACTGGGTCACACCGGCATGGGC